TACTCTTTACTACCTTATATACGTCATACTCTGCATCAATATAATCCAATGCATTCTTTTGACTACTGAATAAGTAATTAAAATGAGGTTGGTTATTACCTGCAACAAGTACTGCATATACATAATTCTTTTTCTTAAATGTACTCATAATTAATGCTCCAGATATACGATGTTATTAATGTTAGAATCCCAACAGTTTCTACATTCATTACACTTGCCACCATTTTCAAATGATTTGCAAGTAGCCAATGATTTATTGGTAGTTACTGTGCTAGTGTTTTTAAATCCTTTACTTGCACCTTTATCTACCATAAAACCTGAAACTCTCACTACTAGATTACTTGGAAAATCTCCATAGGTTTTATTATATTCACGGATTAGATTTACTTCTTTAGTAGGCATCCAGAATTTAGTATTAGGTAATGCCCTAGCAATCCTAACTATTTTCTTTAGGTGTTCCATGTTTTGAATATCACCAGCATCATGCCACCGAAAATAATCGGGGCTTTTCTTTTGAATCAAAGTAATCATTGATTGTTCAAAGAGAATATTATTTACTCCCTCCAATCTTTTAGCCCAAGTCTTTGCCATTTGTTTCTTATAAACATTATAGAAACCTTTCTTGGCATAGCACTTATTACAAACTGAACCTTCAATTTGACTCAGGATATTACCTTGCTTACATAGGTTAGGATTTAATCCAAAAGAAAAACCAGGCATTTTACTTGGCTTACTCAGTGAACCAATTACATTTAAAGCATCTTTTATTTTCATGGTATCAACTCCATTACTAAACAAAATTAAATTCACGTGATACTAAATTATAAATATACAATTGAGTATCTACATCATACTTCCAAAGGTTATAATTAACCCGTCCTAACATTCTAAAATAAATATCAAACATATTAACCCCTAGCTTTATCAATTAAATATTTAAATGATTCACTACAAGCATAGTTATTACTTAATACATTAAACTCTCTGAGAGTTACCCATTCATCATTTACTTTCTCTTGAACATAATAATTTTCATAATCAAATGTTCTACGATAATTTCCATATACTTCATTCATTTTTTTACCCAAACAACATTTGTTGTTACTTTACCTTTAATATCTACAAGTTTATTCATATTCCAAAACCCACGTTTTGCATTAGGTTTGCTTACATAATATGAATACTTACCAATGTGAATACCATAGAAACATTCACCATTAGTTATTTCATAACGGTTCTTATATTTACGTACACGTTTAATTACTTCAAAACCCATCAGCTTATACTTAATCATATTACTCTCCAATTAATAGCTGTAGTTAAAAAACAAACTACGATATTTCAATGCAATCTTCAATTGATTTACATTTACCTCAGGATCACGAATCATTACCTGAACAACACCATCAATTGAATAGTATTTTTTACCGTGATCAATCCAATCTTTTCTAGATATTTCTTTTAAAGATTCTCTATATATATTTTTTAGTTTAACCATTATTATTCTCCAAATGCATATTTATCATCAATTTCTGATTCATAATCACTTAACATTACACGATAAGCAATCGGATCAGTTTCATATAATACCTTTGAAGCATTATATTTCATTCCAAATATTTCTATTTCTTCATGAGTTTCATCAATATAATCATTAAATGATTCATAATCTGAGTAAGCCATTAACATAATATATTCTCCTACTGAGGGCGAAGCCTTCGGCTCCACTAGTGCATCGTATAATAAACTTTATTTACTGAATCAGGATTAGTACTATCTAATTTAAAACCCATAGATTCTAGGTTATTAGTTAGAAACTCTTCATCAATAAATGTTTCCAAATCAAATTCAACAGTATTAGCATTATCTAAATACTCTTGAATATTTAATTCAAAGCCAAGCAAAGTGTTTGAAGTTAATTCATAAACTTTGTTTTCTTTTGGCATAATATAATAAATGTTATATTCCATATTTTAAAACTCCTGTTGTCCCTTTGTCCCTGTATTATACTGAGGCCTTGTCAAGACCTACAGATGAATGTTTCTATTGGGGTATCAAATGATTCTATATCCTTCTGATTCTCCCCTTGCAAATCAATAGCTTACGACTGCATAGAATATTCTTGGGATGCCTATAGAAAAATTCTATGGCCGCTTTCGTGTATCCCTGTGAGATACTTTGGAAAGTCCTTTAGAATCAATAACTTAGGAGCGTCTCGCGTTATTTCCAGAGTTGGCACGGTTCTTGACACGGGAAAAAGTCCTTTAAAATCAACAACTTAGGCGCGTTTCCTAAGACCCCCCGGGGGACCCTTACGTAAGTCATTGATTTTGTATTTATAGTCCCTAGCACATGAGGGGTGAATTTTGGAAACGTTCCAAAACGGAAGAATAGACAAACAAATAAATCCATGATAAACTATAGATCTAATCAATGGTTAATCCAAAAGGACCCATACTATGTCTGAACAGGAAAAGCGTCCCCAGTTATTCAAGAAAGGCACCAGTGGTAATCCCGCTGGTCGTCCCAAGGGTGCTCTCAATAAATATACAGAACTCTCCCGAGAACTCCTATCCGAGAATGGAATGATGATCGTACAGAAGGTCATTGATAAAGCTATGGATGGTGACGTAGCTTGCCTAAAGATGTGTATGGATCGTATTGTACCGGCCCATAAAGCCATTGAGGTTAAGCACGAGAATCAGGATATGGCCATTAATATTGTGGTAGAATCAATTACTAATGCTGCAACGAAGGCAATGGTTGGGATTGTAGATGCAGAGGTTGTAGAATCAGAGGATGGAGATTTCTAAAATGCCAATTGTAAAGTGTAAGTTACCGAACGGTAAAGTTGGATACAAGTGGGGTAAGTCGGGCAAGTGCTATGCTTCCAAGGAGAAGGCTGCCAAACAAGGAGCAGCTATTCGTATCCGGGAAGGAAAGCAGTAATAAATAATGCCTGAGATTAAGGTAGAACTCCATCCAGCACAGATGGAAATCTTCAAGTCCACTGCCCGATTCAAGGTAGTGGCTGCAGGGAGACGTTTCGGTAAGTCCAGACTAGCGGCATGGGTACTGCTCATGGAAGGATTGAAGTCCAAGGACAAGGATGTATTCTACGTAGCACCAACCTTTCAGCAGGCCAAGGATATTATGTGGGGAACCCTCAAGGAATTGGGGGAGGGACTCATTAAATCCACACATGAAAATACTGCCACTATTACATTAATCAATGACCGTAAGATCTACCTGAAGGGATCGGACAGACCAGATACTCTCCGTGGTGTGGGGTTGAGATATGTAGTATTGGATGAGTATGCATCCATGAAACCCTCTGTATGGGAGTTAATCCTTCGTCCTACATTGGCGGATGTTAAGGGTTCTGCCCTATTCATTGGTACTCCTGATGGTAAAAACCACTTCTATGACCTATGGCTACAGGCAGGGAAAGAGGATTATCCCGAGTGGGAACAATTCAGTTTTAACAGTACAGACAATCCCCTACTTGATCCAGCGGAAATTGAAGCTGCTAGACAGTCCATGTCCAGTCAAGCCTTCCGTCAAGAGTTCGAGGCATCCTTTGAATCCTTCAATGGTGGTATCTTCAAGGAAGAATGGTTCCAAGTAAATGAGGAAGAACCGGACGAGGGAAGGTATGTAATTGCTGTAGACCCTGCAGGGTTTGAGGGAATTAACAAAGAACGTGGGGTCAAGGGTAGTAAGCTGGATGAAACAGCCATTGCACTTGTAAAGGTCTATGAAGATAAGTGGTGGGTCAAGGAGATTCAGCATGGAAGGTGGACAGTTAAAGAAGCAGCAGAGAGAATTCTTGATACAGCAATTGATCACGAGGTTACAAATGTTGGTATTGAAGCGGGTAGCCTCAAGAACGCACTTATGCCATACCTTACGGACCTAATGCGTACACGTGGTAGGTGGGTAGTTATTAATGACGTAACCCACGGTGGTCGTAAGAAGACTGAACGTATTACATGGGCCTTACAAGGAAGGCTGGAACATGGTAAAATACAGTTTAATTATGGCTTTTGGAATCGTGACTTCATTAATCAAATGATGGATTTTCCAAATAGCCGTTCACATGACGATCTCTTGGATGCACTGGCCTACATTGATCAGGTATCCACTGCAGATTTCATTAATGACATTGAAATAGATGACTGGGAGCCACTAGATGCCTACGCAGGATACTGATTTTACTACCTATAATGCCCTAGCAACATGGGTAATGGACCGTGTAGAACAGTGGAGAACCCACCGGGACACTAATTATCAGGAAAAATGGGAAGAATATTACCGTCTGTGGAGAGGAGTGTATGATCCCGGTGATAAAACCCGTGATTCAGAGAACTCAAAGTTAATTTCCCCTGCACTTCAGCAAGCAATTGAAGCCACTGTAGCAGAATTGGAGGAAGCAACCTTCGGATCTGACCAGTGGTTCGACATCCGTGATGACTTCCTAGACAACACACCGGGTGATGTTAGTTATTTACGTAAAATCCTGAAGGAAGACCTAGAAAAAGAGGGTGTCAAGGAAGCAATTGCAGAGATTTTCCTTAACGGTGCCATCTACGGTACTGGTGTTGGTAAGATTCTGGTGGAAGAGAAGAGTGAATTCTACCCAGTAGAAGTACCAGTTGAAGGAACACTGACTACACAGCGTGTGGTACAGGAAGTTCCCTACATTTGTGTAAAAATTGAACCAGTTTCCCCGGATGAATTCCTAATTGACCCCGTAGCTACCTGCATTAATGAAGCATTGGGTGTTGCAGTAGAAACAATTAAGC